TTGAAGGCACTTAAGCAAAGATTAAAAACATTCATAGACTTTTATAATAAGAATGAATTCCCTATCTCACATTTAATGTTTGGCTTTGGAAACTTTCAAATAGAAAATAAAGAGGAATGTAGGTCGAGAATAAAAGAGTTAAGTGAATTAACAGGTACACAAATGCAAATTACAATAGAAAAAATAAAACAAACAAATGGTTCAATAATAACCAAGGAAGTAATACAATGGTAACTGATAAACAGAAAGCATATTGGAAAAGTCTTAAGGGGAAAATTTCTTGGAATAAGGGTAGAAAAGAAACTAGACCAGAGGTATTAAAGAGACAAAGCGAAAGTCATATTGGGCAGAAAGCTTGGAATGAAGGAATGGGTAAGCCAAAAATATTAAGTGGAATAGATACTAAATTCAAAAAAGGACAAGATTCTCCTAGATTAAATAAAGGAAAAGGATATTTAGATAATCAAGGATATAAAGCAAATAATGTAAATAGAAAAAAAGTATTAGAACATCGTAAAATTTGGTGTTCACAAAAAACAAATATTCCATATATACCATCTAATATGGTAATCCATCATTGTGATGGAAATAAATTAAATAATAATTCTTCAAATTTGATTTTGATTGAGAATGCACAACATTCTCAATTACATTGGGATTTGAGAAAATTGGGAGTATAAAATTTCTATACAAAATGGAAATGTTGCAGATGCAGATGAAGTATTAAGTGGATATGGTAATCCATTATCACAATTAGCTTATGAAAATGTGGTTTCTGATGCAACTAATTGGACAAATACTGATTATTTGGGAGCAGATGAATTTACTGATTCAAATGGTGTTAAAAATACTGTTGATACAAGTTCAACAGACGCGCTTTATTATCTAACAGATGAATATTATATGCTATCTTTTACAGACGAGGCAAGTGGAGATGCAACAAATGATCCAGATAGTTTTACAAATCCAGGGAATGCTTTTGATTCTGATGATGCAACCTTTGCAGATAAAGCTTTTGCAGGAACTTCTGAATTTGAACTTGGCAAAACGTTCGCCGTGAAGACTGTTCAAAATGTTCGAGTTATAGCATCTGCTACTTGGAATGGGAATGGAGCAAATCTTAAAAATGCAACAATAACTTTAGAGTCTTATGATGGAGCTGCTTGGTCTACAGAAGCAACCTTAGCAACTGATGGAAGTCTTGGTAGTGGAACCACTAGCTATGACGGAGTTTATGCTTTAAATTCATCTGTTCAGGGATTAAGAATAAAATCTAATATGGGATCAATTGGAGGTACAGTTACAGCAAAACTTTATACTTTAGAATATTCAACTGCTTATGATTCTTCTTCTTCAGTCGAAACAGACACAATAATTGATGATGTTATACCAGACTCAATAGTTGTTTATGCTAAAACAGATATACCAGCGAATACAAGCATAACGGTGGATGTTTCAGAGGATGGAGGCTCTACTTTTGGATTAACAGGAAAATCATTAAATACTGCAATAGATACTTCAGCTTTTACTACAGGAGATTTGGCTCTTAAATTCAATTTAGCAACAACTGACGATGAAGTTACACCTAAATTATATGGCTACGGGGTGGCCATAACGGATAAATAATGGCAGAAGGAACATTCCCAAAGTCTGATGGAGATGTATTATATGCTAGTGAAGCAAATACTATGTGGAATAACTCTAATAAGTTAAAAGATTTAACTCCAACACAAACAGGAGACTGGTCAACCGCTCCTACTACTATGACAAATATTACTGACGAAGATTTAACGACACATTCAGATGGGGTAGCAAATGGAACTGGAACCGGAGGAAATGCGTACTTGCAAATAGATTTAGGACAAACAACTTATTTCACAAAAATATCCTATAAATTTACATTGGCAAATACCGGTGTGGCTCAAACTCCAGATGTTCGTATACAAGTTAGCACAGATGATTCTAATTGGTTTGATATAAAAACATTCACAGAAGATGCAACATATGAAGGTTCTTTAACGGGTGATTTAGCAACAATAAAAGCAAGATACATACGTTTTAATTTAGTTGTTGCTCCTGGAGGAGCGGGTGATAAAACTTTAACTATGTATCATTTGGGGTTACAATGAGTTGGTCAAGATTTAATTACTCAAAAAAGTTAATAGGGTTTGTTTTAATTAGTATGGCCTTTATTTATTCATTAAGTAATTTTAGTTGGTTAGTTTGTTTAGGATTTATTTTAATAGCAGAGCATTATCTTATTTGGGATAGATGGGATTTTTATGATTATTTAATTGGACATGAGTGGTGGGGACTTTATTTAATGGTTATTGGATTAATAATAATCGGTAGTTATTTTATTATACTGCCTGTTGTATGCGGATTTTTATTGGGTGCAACATACAACAAATCAAATCCATTTAAATTATTTATACCAACAATTAAGGAGTTAATATGTTAAATAAGATTAAAGGAAAATATAAAATAAAAAACTTCTCAACAAAAAACAGAGAACAAATGGTTTCAATTAGGGATACTAAACCATTGTTTAAACAATTAGTTGGAAAAGTTTATGATAAGAAAAACAAATTAAGTTTAAAGAAATACGAGGATAGAAAATGATCGAGCCGTGCGTTAAAATAAGTTTAAGCACAATTTACAATAAATTATTAGATATAGAAAACCACGTTATTGAAACAAATGGAAAAGTAAAAATAAATAGGTTGATTGGTAGATTATCTTTAGGATTATCGTTAGCACTAATCACTACACTCGCTGGAATTAAATTAGGGGGGTTAATATAATGAAATATAGTTTTTGGACTGGAATAGTTAAAACTTTTAAAAATTCTGCTGTTCTTTTAGTTCCATTTCTTTTGGCAATGATTGCTGGTGTTCCAAGTGAATATGCTTGGCTTACTGGACCGATTTGTTACGGTTTAAAGAATTGGTATTCTAATAAAAAGTAAGTCTACTTTAATAAAGAATATAAAGAAAAAAGATATATAATATTATGGCAATAGAAAAATTATCACAGCCAAGCATAGAAGTTATAAACGTAACCAATCTAAATGCTGTTACATCTGCTACTGAAGGAGATGCAGTTGAGATGAGAAAATTTGTAAATAAAACAGTTTTTGTTAAAGTTTCAGCAAATACTGGGGCAGTAACAGTTGGTGTAGAAATAAGCCACGACGGGACATCATGGAGCGAAATTCAAGACGGAGAACTTCCAAAGACATATACAGCCTCAAACACTTCTGATGAAGACTCTTTTTCTTTTTATGATTATTCACCATATATTCGAGTAAAAACAACAACACAATCAAGTTCTACAGTCACCGCAAAGATTACAGGCCAGGTAAGTTAAATGGTTCACTATAATTTAAATGATTCACCGTGGTCATTGATAAACAGCGGAACTACTTTAAATTGGGATGATAATGTTACAATTGGCGGAGATTTAAGTGTCTCAGGGGACTTTACTTTTGGAGACGTAACAGCAGACGAACTTAAAATAGACGGACATTTATTAATTGATACAGACAATGCAGAAGCATTTTTAGCAAGAAAAGATGGAGATGCAGGTGATTGTGTTACAATAAATACAATTTCAAATCAACTATTGGTTAGAGGAGATACAAATGATGGAACAACTAAGCCATTAATAGTTAATGATTCAGATAATGCAGAAATGTTTTCAATAGATTCCAATGGAACTCTTTTTGCAGTTGGATTAGGAGCAAGCAGTGTTATTTTAGCAGCAGACGGAACTGCAGCCGCACCATCAATCTCATGGGCAAGTGATACAGATACAGGTTTTTATAGAGCCGGAGATAATAAGATAGGAATTTCGACAGGTGGAGCTGCAAGAGCATATTTTGACGCAACTGGACAATTCGGATTACGAACAGACAACCCGCAAGCATTATTCCATTTTTTAATTGGTGGAGCAGTTGGTGATTTACCTACAATATTTGCAGGGACTTCTCAAATAATTCAAAATACAACAGATGCATATTCAAACACAAGAGTTGCTTATTGTGCAGGAAACAACGGAGAAGTTATAATCGACTTGGGTGATACTGACGATATAGATGCAGGAAGAATAAAATATAATCATACAGACAATTATTTGGCATTTGGGACAAGCGGGAAATATCAATTATGGCTGAGCGCGGATGGGCACTTAGGAGTCGGAGAAGATACACCAACATCAAGAACGCACATTAAAGGGGAGCTAGGTGTTGCCTTAACAAATACTTGTACAAGCAGTGGAGCTGGCAATAGGGATATAGCATCAACAGCCCACGGATTAACCCAAGGAGCAGCGGTTCGTTTACCAAGTGGAGCAGCAGCAGCATTAGAAATATTTACAGTTGCGACAGTTACAGATACTGATAATTTTGTTGTAGATTCAGATTTATCAAACGCAATAACTGCAACTGCAGGCTATGGAGATACTTCATTATTAAATATTACAACTGGAGATAATGCTTCAAAATTATATATAGATAATAGTGGAAAAATTGGAGTAAATAATGATTCTCCATTTACAAACTTTCATCTTAAACACACAATTGCATCAGAAGCTCCATTTATACAAAATGAAACTGACGACGCAAGATTTTTTATTGGATCAGTTGGTGGACCATCTGGAAATATAGGGGAATTAAGATGGGATTATACAAATAATGTTTTTAAATTTGTAACAACAGTTGGTGGGTCAGAAAAGCCAAACAATCTAGTTTTAGATGCAGGGAAAGTAGGAATTGGCACTGCAAGCCCAGATACTCAATTACATACAACCGGAGGACGATCCGTTAATGTAACAACAGTTAATGAGGCTACTTATGATTTATTAATAACAGATGATATTTTAAACGTTACTTATGCAGCAACAGGTGCAGTAACTTCTTTAACTTTACCAACTGCTCAAACAACAGCGGGTCGTAGAATTACCATTAAAGACGCCGGAGGAAATGCCGGAACAAATAATATTACAATAGATACGGAGGGAGCTCAAACTATCGATGGATCTGCTACTGCTGTTCTTGCAGGAGATTACGATTCAATTAATTTATATTGCGATGGTTCTAACTGGTTCATATATTAATGGCATACACAACAGCACACCCAACAGATAAAATAAAAATAATTGATCCTACTGATAAGACTAAAAAGATTGCATTTGCAGCATCAGGAATTACAACAGGAACAACTAGAACAATTACAATGCCAGACTCTGACGTAACACTTGGAGATTCAGGACAAAGCGTATATGATGTTATTGTTGCAGCTAGCGGAGGAGATTATACCTCAATTTATACAGCATTCAACACAGAAGGATCAAATAAAAGTTATTTAATAAGAAAAGGGACTTATTCTGAAACAAGCAGTGTAGTTGTTCCAGACAATTGCTATATAAATTGGCAACAAGTTGTTATAGATTATTCTACTAATAATTTATATTTTAATCTAGCAGCAACAGATGACACAACAATGGTTGGCAATGTTACAATACAAGGAGATGGTGTTGCAGTAAGTGGGAACCTTGTTAATGTTGGCGGTAGTGATAATGATTTTAGCGGTTTAACTATGCAGGTTGTTTCTGAATCAACTGGTACAAATAGCACATTAATTGTTCAATTAGCTGGATCAGATAATGACTTAGGACATATTATTGTGCAAGATATATCGGTAAGTGCCACTGGACCATGTATTCCAATATGGCCTGTCGGGATAACTGATTCTAAGGGTAATTTTACAATAAAAAATATTGACATGGATACTTCTAACACATTAAGCGCAATGAGAATTCAATCCTCTTCTTTAAGGAATGTATTTAATATTTTAATATATAATGTTACAAATGCATCAGGCGGAGCAAATGGTCTAGCAATTGATTCTGGAAATAATTATAATTGTATTTATGGAGTTTCTCAAAATACTTCCAACAATTTATCTGATTCAGGAACTGGAAATAAAACCGGAGAAGTAGCAGCATGATTTTTCAAGTAGAAGAAAGGGAAGACGGAAGATTTAACTTATGGGAAATTGTAGAAATTGGCAACAATATTCTAAGAATTGGTGGATCGATAGCACGACCAAAAGAAGAAATGCCGAAATAGAAACATTAATAAATCAATCAAACATACTAATTTTATAAAAAACAATGATATTTCATACTTCCGCAAACCGCGGTTTAATTAAATTAATGGAGGTTTATAAATGGAAAATAAATTATTAGTATCAATCTTAATTGCAAGTGTTGTTCTTTTAATCTTTGGTATTAGCTCTATGGGATACATGGTAAATTCTGCAACGCAAGAAGATATTAAAGTATTAAATGATAAGTTAGATTCAATTGTTATCCCATCAGTGGATGATATTGCGAATAAAACAGCAGCTTTGATAAAATTACCTGTACAAAATGATAATAAGTTAAACGACTTATGGAAACACTTCGCATCATCAGAGATCAATGAATTAGAAGATGAAGCAGAAGATGTTGCTACAGAAGAGCTAGAAGACGATAATTTTGAAGAATTAGAAGAATTTTTCGAATTAATGGTTCCGAGCTTAGAGAAAATCAAAGATGTTGACATCAACGATGTTGAAGTTGAATACTTAGAATTAGGACTAGAAGATGATGAAGATAAGTCAGCAATGGTTTACTTTAAAATCAAAGTTAAATATACTTTAGAATCTGGGCCTGTTGAGCAATACAAAACTTATGTTTATGCTTCAGCGTTTGTTGAATTTGATGAAGGTGACTTCTCAGACGAAGACGTTGAGATTAAATTTAGTTTAGAAGAATTATCTCAATTCGAATAATTCTAATAACCCAACTAAGTTTTTATTTTTTTTTATTTTTTTGATCGCGAAAGACGAGGTGTCGATATATCCAAAGTGGATTATAGTTCCGGGTTCAATTCCCGGCGCGATTATGCCGGTTGCCTAGATCGGCTTTTTTGTTATAGTGATATAAGTGATATGAATATAATTTATATAAGCGATATAATAGATACATTTATAAATAAAAAAAACCTATTATTAATATGCACTTAATATTAGATTTAGACGAGAAAATGGAACAGACATTTAAAATGATGTGTCTTTCAGAAGGAATATCATATAAAGATAAAGTAAAAGAACTTATGGATATGTCAGTTGTTCAATATCTTACAGATTAGAAAGATATTTAAATAGGTTAAAATTATAATAATCATGGAATGGAAAGAATTTGAAAATAAGAGGATTTTTTGTAAAAGTCAGCAAGGTGTTTATTCTGGAGTTTTTTTGAAATTTAACGACCCTTTTATAATTATGATAGATAAGTTTGGTGATAAAATATTAATTAACAAGTCAGAAATATTAAAATTAGTAAAAGAAAATAACGCTCAAAACCAAAAAACGGAGTTAACAACTAAAGTTAACAACTATCCGCAAGAAACATCTTAGTGCTCTTAAAATTTAAAAAATAGGTTGCTAATGTTAAAAAAACAAGAACTTTTGGTATTTGATTAGAGGTAATTCTCTTAAAAAAATAATAAAAATAAATAAAAAGATAAAATGTTGACAAAATGCTAACAACTAAACAATAAAAAAATTAGTTGTTAACTAAAGTTGTTAACTAATTTAAACGCAAAATGACAAAAAAACTGAGATTAAGTAAAAGTATATCATTCGGAAAAAAAGGAGAACTAGCAAGACAAATCATGGAATATTTAATCAAAAATGGAGATAGTATGAAAGTTTCTGCCGAAGTTCGTCAAGCGTTAGTCACACATTTTTCTAATAAGCCAGAGTTCCAAAAAATTAAAATTAGTGGAATATTAGAACAAAGAAGGCAATTAAAAAAACAAATAGCCGAAAGATCAGACAAGTTAGTCAGACTATCAGATGAATTAAAAGAATTAAATTACGAATTAAGGGACTTAGAATGAACAAAAAATGCTTAATTTGCGAAAAGGAATTAATAGACGTTCACCATAGCGTAAAGTACTGTGAAATATGTAGAATAATTGCAAATAATAAAAATAGTAAAAAATATAATAATTCTGAAAAGTTTAAACAATATATTAAAGAGTATCACAAAAGACCAGATGTTATAGAAAGACTAAAGATATATAGAAAAGAGTATCGCCAAAGACCAGAGGTTATAGAAAAACTAAAAATATATAATCAACTTCCACATATAAGAATAATAAGATCAAAAGCAGCAGCAAGATGTTATAAAAAAATAGAGGATATATGGAAAGCTTTACCACAAGATAAGAAATTGGAATTAATGAACAAAAGAGCAAAAGAGTTGATAAAAGATAATTCGCTTAAACCAAGAAATGAAAGACACGATTGAAAAAACCCAACAATTAAGAGAAGAGATCACAGATAAAGATGATCAGATGATTAAAGGTAGTAGAATGGTTAAAGTACAAAATAGACAAGAATTTGACGAATTATTGAGAGATTATATAACAAAGAAAGCAAAAGTATTAAATGAAGTTACTAGAGGAGATATACACACTGGAAGAGAAAAACCAATAAAAAATATAGAACCAAAAATTCACCGACGATATACTAAAGCCAAGAAAGATACGACCCCTTATTGGATGAAAAGTTGGATTAGATAAATAATAGAAACATTTATAAACTATAAAAATATATAATAATATGGTAAAAAAAGAGGAAAAAACAAACATTATTTTAAGCGGAAAGGTTTTAAGAAGAATGGAAAAACAAGGTAAGACAATTGGTGATTTAATCGAACTAACAAAAGACCCTAAAAAATATATTGAGGAAAACAAATGATACAAGAGACAAGCAGGTTGGTTTTTGAAGAAGTTAAGTATAACTTAGGCGATAAGCAGAAAGTTGTTTATAATGCTTTAAAATGCCTAAAAACAGCAAATAATCAGATGATAGGACGTAAATTAGGATGGCAAATTAATTCAGTAACACCAAGAGTAAAAGAATTAAGAGAAAAGAAACTTGTAGGCGTAGCATTCCAAGGACCAGATTTAAATACAGGTAGAAAAACAATCTACTGGAAGACAACAATATGAAATTAGGAAGATGTCCAGATTGTAAAAATATAAGATTATTAAACAAGCATAGTCTAAACGGAGGACATACTGAGCCATTTATATTTGTATGCAGAAAATGTCATGATAAAATACACGGAATGAACCCACCAAAACCAAAATTAAATAGAAAGTTCGCCAAGGGGACTAAAAAAAGGCAAAGAAAATGAGTAATATAAAAAGATTGGCGGAGGAAGTTAATAAATGAATTGTAATTCTTGTAATTCTTGTAATTTTTGTAATTCTTGTAATTTTAATAATTTTTGTAATTTTTGTAATTTTTGTGATTATTGTGATGATTGTGATTATTGTTATTATTGTAAAAATTTAGTAAATGGATCTATGTGTAAAAATTTAAATTTAGAAAAAAAAGATGAAAATAAATTTTGGATATTTAATAAAGAAGTAACAAAAAAAGAATGGGATAATAGATTTAAATTTGGAGTTAAAAAATGAATAATGAATTTATAGAAGATTTAATTGAAAGCAATAATATAATTATAAGAAGATTGCAAAAAGAAAATAAAAGATTAGAGGAAGAATTATGAATTGCGAAGAATGTGGCAATGAGATTGAATACGATGAGTGTAATGGAGAAGGCACAATATGTTTTAAATGTTTAAAAGAAATAAAAAAGTCTGAAATAGGTGAAAGGAGGAAAAGCAAATGAAAATAGAAGAAACAAAGAAAGGTTTTGTGCCGATTGTTTTAACATTAGAGACAAGAGAAGAATTTGAATTTTTATTTGGATTAACAATGGCTGCAGGATCACTTGAAAAAGCAAAGTGTAGTAATTATAGTGATAATTTAAATTTTAAAACGTTTGAATTGCTTAGAAAATTCGAATGATAGCAAAAATAACAAAAATTAATTATCCAAAAGTAACCGTTGAAAAAGATGGAAAATCTAAAGAATACGAAGTAATGCCTTTTGTGTTAGAAAGTTTTATCAAACTAGGAATTAATGAAATAACTATCAAAGATGATAAGATAAGTTTTATTAAACTAGAACAAACTGGAGAATCTCCAAAAGCATTTATACCAAGTGAACCTAAAAATAATATAATAGATATTAAAGGTAAAAGTTACATGACATACGAAGGATTACTTAAAAAAGCTCACGAAAAAGGAGAGTTTTCAATGGAAATCTTAAATGAAGTAATATCAGATGATATGACTAAAGCTTGGGTTAAAATAAGATTAACAGCAGGTGGACAAATATTCGATGGAATTGGAAGTTCAACTCCTGAAAATACAGGAAAAATGACATCAGACCACCCAGTTGAAATGGCCCACACAAGAGCAAAAGGGAGAGCATTTAGAGATTATTTAAATATAGGAGAAGTAATGGCTGAAGAATTAAAATGAAATGTGATAAATGTGGCCAAGAAATAGAAGAAAAAACTATTAAGATTTATTCAAGATATGATTCAAAAAAAGTAATTTTTGAATATAAAGGATATTCTTTAAGATATGCTGATTTAAGAAATGCCAATTTAAGATATGCTGATTTAAGAAATGCTAATTTAAGAAATGCTGATTTAAGTGGTGCTGATTTAAGAAATGCCAATTTAAGTTATGCTGATTTAAGAAATGCTAATTTAAGAAATGCTGATTTAAGTGGTGCTGATTTAAGAAATGCCAATTTAAGTTATGCTGATTTAAGAAATGCTAATTTAAGAAATGCTGATTTAAGTGGTGCTGATTTAAGAAATGCTAAATCAGAAGGTATTATAATTAATCTAAAATCTTATAAAAAAGAGCAACTAAAACAATTAATTGAACAACTAAACTAAACAATTTATTATTATATTTTTTTTTATTAAGCCCGTGAGTTCGAGTAGCTTAAAACAACAACGAACTGAAAACCGCAGGTTGTGGGTTAAAATCCAAGCACGGGTATTTGCCTAAGTATGCATAATATAGGCTTTGACACCTCGGAAAGACGAGGAATTATATTAACAATGAAAAAAGAAACACAAATTCTGGAGGAAGTGAATAAATGAAAACAATTTACTCAGAAAGAATAGATGAAATCCTTGAAGATTTTAATAAATTTGTAGTACCATCTGAAGAATCTGCAAAGTTTGCAGAGAAGTTGTTTATGTTAATTGGAGAAATGCAAGGACACCTTATCGCATTAGAAAACTTTAAGTATCCGCTTAATATCACAGGTGGGAACAAATGAAAATATACAAAGCAACAATAGATTTATGGAGAAACGCATTAATAAATTTGCCAAAAGGATTCAGAAAAAGGTTTATTAAAAAAGATTTACAACATTTAGAGTTAATACTATTAAGCGATTTGGAAAACATGATAGAAGGGATGCAAGAAACAATGGCTGGCGATCAATATCAAACATTAGAGAACTTAAAAGATAAATTATATGAACTATCAAGTAGCTACAAGAAATAGAAACATATAAATAAAATAAAAACTTTAAAAACATAAGAAGATGGTTAAAAAAAAGATAAACAAAATTTTAAATCTGGTTGAAAAGAAGAATCTATCTGACAAAGAATTGGCATTAATATTAAAAGGGTTAAAGGGTGCAGATAAAAATAAATACAAACCAAAAAGAATAGACTTCCCAGACAACCATGTTAAATTTGCAGCATTCGCAGACGCCCACATGGGCCACAAATGTTATAGACCAGATATTCTAAACAAAATGTTAAAAGATGCCAAGCGGGAAGGTGTAGAGTTTTTTGTTAATGCTGGAGATACAATCGAAGGAATGTCAGGACGAGAAGGGCACGTTTATGAATTAACACACATTGGAGCAAGCGAACAGCTTAAATATTTCGCAGAGCAATTTAAAAAATTCAGAAAACCAGTATATTCGATAGAAGCACAAGATTCACACGGAGGATGGTTTCACAATAAAGGCAATATGGGTCTAAATATTGGAGAAGAATTATCAAGACGATCAAAGCATTATGACTTTATAGGATTTGACGAACAAGACATCATATTAGATAATGGATTAAAATTAAGATTAAGACATCCAGGCGGAGGAACAGCTTATGCACTTTCTTATAAAATGCAAAAATATGTAGAATCGATTAGTGGAGGAAAAAAACCGCACATGCTAATTCAAGGACATTTCCACAAGGCTTTGTCGATGTTTTATAGAAACGTTTATTGTATTGATGGAGCAACATTATGTGAACAAACACCATTTATGAAAAAAATAGGAACTCCTGCACATTTAGGATATTGGATAATTGATGCTAATATGAGAAAAAAGGGGTTGGAACGAGTCACTACAACTTTCGTTCCGTTTTTCGAATGATTACATTAAAAGATGTTTTTCGTAAAAATGTAATTTTAGAAACAGGTGGAAGTAATAGAAAATTTAATTATGAACAATTTGTAGATTTAGCATTTGACAAAGATTTAACAATAATCTATGGTCCAGATGGAGATATATCATTTTATAGAGTAAGGGACCCAGATGAAATCTAAAGTAAGAAAATTTAAAACAGGAGCAACACGCGATACAGACCTAAACAAGCCAGATTATGAAGGATTTTTAAGCCCATTGGTTATTCAAGAGTTTGGAAATTATATGAATAAAAACAGAATTCAATCAGATGGAAGCATTAGGGAATCAGATAACTGGCAGAAGGGAATATCATCTGAAGTATATATGAAAAGTTTATTCAGACATTTTATGCAAGTTTGGTTAATTTACAGAGGAAATAAGACTATTGATGAAAAAGGAAATAAAGTAAATTTAAAAGAGGCACTTTGCGGAGTTATGTTTAATGCACAAGGTTATTTACATGAGGAACTTAAATGAAATTTGCTTTTGATGTGGATGGAGTCTTAACAAAAAAAGATGTTTGTAAAGATGATTATTTAACAATATCGAAAGAAGAAGCAACAGACAGATATGCAAATGCAATTCCAAATTATGACATGATAGACAAGGTAAACGAATTATATGATCAAGGACATGAAATACTTATATGGACAGCAAGGCCAAGCATTAAGTTTAGTCAAATCACAACACATTGGTTAAGATTATATGGTGTAAGATATAGCGAGATTATTTTTAATAAAATGTATTTTGATTTATTAATTGATGATAAAACAGAAAATAACCTAAAAGGATTAGAGGAATTCTTAAAAAAAAATGATATATGCCACTAAATGCAACCCAACACTTTGCGGAGGGATATATATTTGTAATAGAAATAAATTTGATTGTGAATATTTTATAAGTTCAATATCATTTTTAATATCTGGGAATAAATTTCATGGTTGCAATTTAGAACAAAAAATTAAAGATGTCAAAGAAATCAAAAGTAAAAAAGAGAAAGATTAAATTAGAAAATTTAGTCAAAGCAGGAACTGCTTATTGCAATAAGCACGATTGTTATTTAACAGAAGAAATGGTCGACAATAAACACTGTTATACTGGCAATCACGGTAAGACTTGGTGCAAGTATTTTGATAATAGAAACATTTATAAACTATAAAAATATATAATAATATGGTAAGAGGATTAATTATTAAAAATAGAGATGATAATGAACAATGAGAAACGGTAAGATTCAAAACTTAGTATTAAAATTGTCAAGCAAGAAAGAATATACAATAGAAGAAATGTGCAAAAAGATTTATAATAAATTCGATAGTAGCATTATGGGAACGTTAAAACGTTCATTAAAGAGACTAGAAGAAAGAAGTTTAATAAAAATAGGAGACAAAATAATCTTCTTAAAAAACCAAGATATTGTTTCAAAAATTAGGCCCAATAGAAATAAATATAAAATGATCTCAATACCAGAAACAAACGAAACAAAGAGCTGGAAAATAGGCGACATGGTAAAAATGGAGAAAATATAAAATGTATGAAGAAAATAGTGAAGAATTCCAAAAAGAATACGATTTAATGAAAAAACAAGCCCGTTTGGATGTATTAAAAGAATTATTTACAGAAAAGCAGATATTAATTCCATTTACAGAAACAGAAAGATCAGGGAATAGTATTCTCACTTTTACCTATTTACAAAGAAAGAAAGAAGAAAAAATTGACAGAATTATTAAAAAAGACTTTTGGACAGTAGATATAGAATACGATCCATTTTTAAAAAAAGTATCAAATACTATATGTGATTGCCCAAATTGTACAATAAATCGCGCAGAAAGTGACGAGTATGAATGTAAGCATATAAAAAAATCAAAAGAAATACTTGAGGTAATATTATGAATTTTAAAGAAATCTTAAAACAAGGTATAAATGACTATATGGGATTAATTGAAATTGATGACAGAATTATTGAAAGAGCAAAAAAAGAAACAAGGCCAGAAATGATGAAATTGGCAAACGATAGAATAAAAAAATATGAAAAACAAATAGAAGAAATGCAAGAAATGATTAAAACATTATAAAATGAAAATAACAATACCATTTAAAACACCAACAATAAACCATTTATACGGACAACATGGAGTAAGAAAGTATCTTAAACCAGAAGCCAAAGAATTAAGAGAAAGAATTAAAGAAATAATTGAGTTCGAAAAAGACAATGGGCTTTTCTTCTCAAATGCTAACAAACTACAGGTTAATATTAAAATATACGAAAATTGGTACACTAAAAAAGGAAAAGTTAAGCGCAAGGATATTTCAAATAGAGAAAAGTTTTTAGTTGATTCTGTTTTCGATGCATTAGGAATAGATGATAAGGGAATCTTTAAACATACAATGGAGAAAATCCAATCAAATGAAGAAAAAGCCGAGATAACTATAAATGGATTCTAGGAGATTAAAACTAATGAGAGAAATTGTATGGTTTACTTGTGAGGAATGTAACGAACACGAAGACCAAGTAGGAACATTAGAGCCACACAGAATAAGGCCAGGCTTTCAAGGGGGAACATATAATCATAGAAATATCAAAATGGTGTGCTCTAAGTGCCACAAATTGTTTTCTGCTGCTCAAAGAATAGCCTGTGGACAGCAAAAGTAGAAACATTTAAATATTATTAAATATTAGAATCATTGGGTAAAAAGAATGTATGTAGGAACAATAAAAGAAAGAAACATTGATGTATTAAATTTTATACACAAAAAGGGGCCAAATATGATGACCGCGGCCAAATATTGTAAATTAACATATATAAATATGTTTCATATAATAAATCGATGGGAAACAAAGGGGATAATTTTAAAAGAGATAACAACTAACAAAGACCGAGGATATTCATTAAAGCTGACAAACAAAGGCGATAAATTAAGAAAACTACTCAATAAAATAAAGATACTTTATTATTCAAATTAAACTGGAGGAATAAAAATGGAAACAAAAGAACAAGCAAGAAAATTAGAATATGATGAAAGAAGAAAGATTTTAACTGTTTTTGAAGAGCAATCTACAGAGTTCACAAAGGCAACAATGACCAAAGAGTTTAATGAAAAGGGAATAAAGCAATTAAGAACAAATATTGAAAGCTCAAAGTCAAAAGCACAAGAAGTAGTAAACAGAACAGAAAAGCTAGTAGAAGAGCTAAAAGAGCAAGAAGTAGCTATAATAAAAAAAACTAAAGAGCCAACAGATGAACAAAAAGAATTTATTGAAAAACTTAAAGAAGTTCAAAAGTTCACTGAATTAGAAAATGTTAGAGAGAAGATTAAGCAGCAAGAAAACGCACTTAAGTCTTACCAAGACAATTTAAAAACAGTAAAGTCTGATCTACATAAAATTATGCAGAAAGCAAAATTAAAATAGATAGATTTAAATATTATCTAATATTTAAACTATTATCACCTCTTTTACTTAAGGGAACGTGAATTCCCTTAAGTTTTTTAGAAACATTTAAATAATCTAATATTTATTAATATTAACATGGAAACAGTAACAGCGAAAGCATACAAAATAGGGAAGTCAGGACAAAAACTAGCAGGAATCCCAAGAAGATCAAGCATAGAACCGGGAGATGAAGTTTTAATAATAAAGATGAAAGACATAATAGATGAAAGTGCATTAATTAAAAACAAAATAAAGGAACTAAAAAATGAATAAACTAAGGAGTAAACAATGCAAATAGAAAAAATAAACATAAACGAAATAAAAGAATACAAAAAAAACGCAAAGATTCACACAGAGAACCAAATAGACAAGATAAAAGAGAGCATAATAAATTTCGGTTATAACGATCCAATAGCCATAGATGAAAATAACGAAATAATAGAAGGACACGGAAGATTAAAAGCACTAAAACAAATAACTAACTACAAAGACAAGGATATTGATATAATTAAATTAACAAACTTAACAGAACCGCAAAAGAAAGCTTATAGGATAGCACACAATAAACTTAACTTAGATACAGGATTCGACTTTGATATATTAAAAGAAGAATTCCATGATTTAGAAGATACAGACTTCTTTGATTCTACAGGGTTTGATTCTCAAGAAATAAGCAATATATGGGACGAAACAAATGAAGACAACTTCGATCAAGAGAAAGCACTCAAAGATCCAAAATATAAGGCACAAATATGTCAAATATGGCAATTAGGAAACCATAGACTAATGTGTGGAGATGCAACAATAAAAGAGAACGTAAGCGCATTAATGGGCCAAAAAAAGGCAGATATGGTGTTCACTGACCCTCCTTATAACGTGAATATTTGTGGTGGTGGTGCAATGCCGTTGGAAAAACAATCAAAAATTCAACAAGAAATGGCAAAATCAAAGAATAAAAGAACAATCGAAAATGATAATATGAGTAGAGAGGAATTTAGAGTATTTACAAATGAATATTTAAGCAGATATTTAGAAAATTGTGATGGGCCTTATTATATATTTATGAGTTGCAAGGAATGCGGAACGATCATGGAGAGTTTTGAGAGATTAGGTGGACACTGGAGTAGCACAATTATATGGAATAAATCAAACTTTGTATTAAGCAGGAAAGATTATCACCCAAAATTTGAACCAATTTTATATGGTTGGAAGGAAGGAGAAAAAATCAAACATTTAGATCAAAGAGATGAATCAGATGTCTGGGAATTTGATAAACCACACAGTTCAAAGCTACACCCAACAATGAAACCATTAGAATTATGTGGTAAGGCAATAAAGAACAGTTCAAATAAAGACAATATAGTATTAGATTTGTTTGGAGGCAGTGGAAGTACCTTAATATCATGCGAACAAACAAACAGAAAATGTTATATGATGGAACTAGACCCAATATACTGTTCAGTGATCATAGAAAGATGGGAAAAATTAACAAACAAAAAAGCAGAAAAGATTGAACAGGCAAAGCCAAAAATTAAAGGAGAATTCCCAGATTACTAAAGACTTTAAAAGTCTTAATATTATCTAATATTAAAATGGGATTGACAATACATTATACTTTTGTGAGAGAAAAGGAACCAGAGACACTTTTAATAAGGGCCGAGGAAATCGCAGTCCAATTAGGGTTTAAAATTGAAGAAAGAGGATGGAATAAACTAATAATCAATCCAGACGAAAAATCTGAATGGATAGGACTACATTTCCATAAAGTAAAAACAGTAAAAAAAAGAGAAGGATACGATTTAGAAAGCGAAACAATAAAGAGAAATGAAGTAGGAGAGTTAGATGATGAGGATTGGTTTTGTTCAGGATTCATAAAAACACACTATGCAGGATACAAAACACACATAAAAGTGGCAGAATTTCTAAGATTTATATCAAGTTACTGTAAAAAGGTAGAAATACACGACGAATCAAGTTATTATGAAGCAGGATATTCAAAAGAATCAGAAACTAAATTAAAGGAATTTTTAGATAGATACAACGGACAAATTGGAAACTTGGCCAAGCAATTAAAAGGAGTTTTTGGCAAAGAGAATATATGGCTTGGAGGAGATGTATAAAAATGGCAAAAAAGACAAAAAAGACAAACAATTTGACCCAAAGACAAATTGATTTTATAGAAATATTCAAAAAGAATATGGGATTATTAATAGTAAGTTGTGCAAAAGCAAATGTTAAGTCACCTAAAACATTTTATAGATGGTTAGAAATACCAAAATTCAAAGAAGAAATAGAACTTGCTAGGTTAAATTTGAAAGATTTTGGGGAAAGTGCACTAATTAGTTTACTTAGAGACAAAAATCCAGCCGTTGTATTACATTTCAATAAGACTAAAAACAGAGACAGGGGTTATGGAGAACAAATAAACATAGAACATTCTGGAAGCAAAACCACTAATGTTCAAGTAAGCATCATAAATCCTAATGAAAGAGATAAAGTTCAAGCCGACAATAAAACAATTTGAAGCATTAGAGGTTCTAAATGATGAAACAACAGAGGAATTATTATTTGGTGGCGGAGCAGGTGGAGGAAAGAGTCTACTTGGATGCTTTTGGATAGTATTAAATTGTATGCGTTATCCTGGAACAAGATGGTTAATTGGAAGAGCAGAACTAAAGAGATTAAAGCAATCAACACTTAAAACATTATTTGAGATATTAGGATCAGGAAACAAAGGAATATTCAACTTTAAGAAAGATATTGATTACAGGTATAATTCAATGGATGGATCAGTTATTTTCCCTAATTTCCAAAATTCAGAGATTATTTTACAAGATATGAAGCAACAACCAAGCGATCCAGAGTTCGACACATTGGGATCAACAGAGTATACTGGAGCATTCTTAGACGAAATATCAGAAATACCAATTAAGGCCAAGCAAATACTTTTAACAAGACTTAGATACAAAATAGATGAATATAATATCATTGGAAAAGCCCTTTATTGTACTAATCCATCAAAGAACTGGTCATATTTAGAATTTTATAAAGCAGAAAAGGACAAAAAGATAACAAAAACAAGGGTATTTATACAAGCATTGGCAAAAGATAACCCACATATACCAAAAACATACATAGAAAGCTTAAAGAGAGCAGACAAGCAAACAAAAGAAAGACTACTTTTAGGCAACTGGGAATATGATGATGATCCGAATAGATTATTTGAATATGATGCAATTATTGATATTTTTACAAATGATGCCGAGCGAGGAAACAAATATTTAACTATTGATGTTGCAGGGAGAGGAAGAGATAAAACAATTTTGATGTTTTGGGATGGATTGTTTATAACAAAAATAACCACAATGGACAATATCTCAACACAGGAGCTAGATGAAATATTAATAAAGTATAAAATACCAAGAAGTCATTGTTTGGCAGATAATGATGGGGTTGGATTCGGATTAGTAAAAGACACACAAGGGATTAAGGGATTTGTTAATAACTCTACAGCTATCGGAAAAAAGAAATATTCTAAAAATAAGCCAATTACATACAATTACACAAATTTAAAGAGTCAGTGCTGGTTCCATTTGGCAAATTTTGTCAATTCAGGGTTAATCGGATGCTATAAGGGAATAAAATCAGAAGACAAGGTATTATTAATAGAAGATCTGGAGCAAATAAAACAAAAAGATCAAGATAAAGACGGAAAATTGAGAGTTATTAGCAAGGATGAGATCAAAGAACACATAGGGAGATCAACCGATATTGGTGATGCGATGATGATGAGAATGTATTTTGAATTAAAGCAAAAAGTAATTACACTATAATAAAGAATTTAAAAGGAAAAAACATATAATATTATCACCTCACACGCATCACAGCTTTAATACTCATGGGATTACTAGATTATTTCAAAAAAACAGAACAGAAGGCAAACCCGCCTAGAGTGGTATTTGCAGATGAAAGCACAAGGGGAGCAATCAATAAAGTTCTTTTACCAAATTTTTTATTTAAACCGCCTTTCGGAACACCAAGATACAAGGATGTTATTACATTAAGGAGATTAGGCAAAACTGCACAAATAGCAATGGCAAAACAACTTATAATAGATGAGGTGGTTTCTATTGACTGGTCTATTAAGCCAAAAGATTCAGACAAAGAGCAAAGTGACGTTTTAAGTTCTAAAATAGAAGAAGTGGAAGCTTTTTTTGAAAACCCCAATACAAACAATCAATCATTCGAATATTTATTAAGACAAATGCTAAATGATTTATTAGATATGGACTCAGGGATATGGGTTAAAGAGTTCGATAAACATGACAGAATGGTTGAAATAGTATGTGCAGATGGTGCTTCTTTCTTAAAAAATCCGGATATACATGGACGATATGGCTCCAGAGAGGATATAATTACAGATAGCATTGGAATGACAATCAACCCGCAAACAGGTCAACAAAACTTTGAAGGCCAAGGAATGACTTTAATTGAAGCAAGGGATCAATCAGCATATTTTCAATTCGGATTTATAACAACAAGCAGGCCTATCCCATTCGGAAGAAGGGAAATAGTATGGTTTGAGAAGAACCCCCAGACAGAACAATTATATGGAAGAGCACCAGTCGAAAATATACAAGAGATAGTCCAATCGCTTCTTTATTCTGCGGAGTATAATTTAGATTACTTTGAAGACAACAATATTCCTAGAGGTTTTATCAATTTAGCAGGATCAGATGCAGGAGAAATGGAAGCATTCAGAGACAGATGGAATGAGATGCAAATGAAAGTTAATCAATCAGGTTTATTAAAAAAGAGTTTCCACAGAGTACCAATCACAAATACAGAAAATGCATCTTTTGTTAATGTTCAGTTCAGTTCGCAGGAATTACAACTATTAGAGTCTCAACAATGGTTTAGTAAGTTGGCATGGGCAATGTTTGGAGTAACACCAAGTGAGCTAGGTTTTACAGAAAACTCTAATAAGGCAACAGAATCAGGACAAAACAAAATAAATAAAAGAAAGTCTATACTCCCATTGCTTAGAACAATAGAATATTTTATCAATAATAACATAATAAGTGAGTGGGATTTTGGTGGAGAATTAAAGTTTGAATTTAATACATACGATATAGAAGACGAATTTAGAAAATATGAGCTATATGAAAAGATGATCAATACTAAGCTAAGGACTAGAAACGAATTAAGAAGAGAGGAAGGTTTAGAGGAAATAGAGGGTGGAGATACTTTCGAATCAGATAACATGGCAAATGCATTTCAAAAGTTCGGTGATCCGAAATTAGGGCAAAACGAACAAGAAGATCAAGAAGGTATGAAAAAAGAAGCAGAGAAAGAAAAAGAACAAAAAGCTCTAATGACAAGTAGCCCAATAGCCCCAAAAGAAAATGAAGTCATGGGCACATTTAAAAGATTATTAAGAGAAAAAGAAAAAGAAATATTGGCAGCATTAAAACTAGAGGCAAAAAAAGATAGACTAACACAAATTAAATCGCTAAGCTCAGTAATAGATAAGGTTAAGAGCTTCTTAAATTTAGATTCATTAAGACCCTATATCAATGCAATAACTAAAAGTTTATATGAGTCTGGAATGAAAAGTGTGGAGAAAACAACAAAGCAAGACGTTAATCCAAACGAAGAACAAATAAAGTTTTTATCAAATAATACATTTTCTAACATAAAAGGAATGGAATCAGATATTGAGAACAAACTTAAACAACAATTAAGAATGGGAATAATGAACGGCGAAGGAATAGGAAAGATTAGTGAACGAGTTAAATCAGTTTTTGATGTTGCTGATAATAGAGCAGATGCAATAGCAAGAACAGAAACAGCAAGAGCAGAGAACTTTGGGTCATTAGAAGCAGCAAAAAAGGCCAACATGGACATGAAGAAGTATATTTCAATAGTAAGTGATGCAAGGACTAGCGAAGTCAGCAAGGCCATGTTTAGAAAATACGGATCAAAGCAAAAATCAATAGGAATAAACGAAACATTTAGTGTAAAAATGAAAGGAAAAGAGTACTCCGGTTTAGTTCCACCGTTTATGCCTAACGATAGAGATCAAGCAATTTTCTTTTTAGATGATGGGCTACAAACAAAATCAATGAAAGATAGATTAAAAGAAGCATTATAATTCAAAACAACCTACTTTAATAAAGAATATAAAGAAAAAAGACATATAATAATATGAGCTTCATATTCACAACACCAATCAATCACAATTTAGTTGATTTAAAGGGGTCGCAAGAGTTATACATAGAGGGGCATATCTCAACAAAAGACAAGGATTTAGTAAATGATATAGTATCAGACGAATGCTTAAAGTCAATGCAATCCCAAATTTTAGACAGAAATATTAAATTAGATTACGAGCACGAAGCTTTTAGAGGAGATTCAGAACTTGAAACAGAGATTAATAAAACAAAATTACCAGTAGGCCGAATAATAGACGCGACAATCGATTCTAAAGGATTAAGAGTTAAAGCAGTTATTAACAAATTCCATTCTAAATTTCAAGAAATAAAAGGTAGTATTGAACAAAAGTTCTTAGATGCTTTTAGTATTGCATATATACCAACAGATGTTAAAACAATCTCAGATGGCCAAGAAGAAATAAGATCATTAAATGATGTTAGACTTTTAAACGTAGCACTAACAGGTAATCCAGTAAATACTAAAGCAGAAATAGTAAAAGTTTTTATGAAAAGTATGGACGCATATGAAGAAGAAATAAAGAAATGCGACAAAGAAAAACTAGAAGTCAAATCAGATTTATCCCCTAAGGGACATAAAATAATTAAATTAAAAACGGAGGAAAATTTAATGAGTAACGAAGAAATTATCCAAACTCAACCGGAAGCACCAGCGGAAACACAGGAATCTAAGGAATCTGTAGCCGAAGTAGTTGAACCTACTAAGGTAGAAGAATCTAAAGAAACTGAAGAGCCTAAAAAAGAACCAGAGAAATCTGAAGAAGTTTTAGAATCTGAAGAACCTGCAGAAACTGAATCAAGTGCTAACATACTTAAAGAGATTAAATCTTTACAAAACAGGATTCAAACATTAGAAGATGTTAAAGCCCCTGAAGTGAAAGCAAACTCAAAAGTAATAGTTGAAAATAAAAATTTAGGTAATCTTCATACTGAGAAAAAGTCTCAACCATTAGACCAATTATTATGATAACATCAACAGCAACTTATGATGGCGATGAATCTATATATGCGAAATCATTTGGAAATTTCCCAACTAAACAAGCTTATCATGCAGGTTTAAGTAGAACTTATGGAGCTCAACTTAAAAGTATTGATATGCGGAAAGAGATGGGATCGGCTTACGGAGTTCAGTGTAAATCATTAAATACATCAACTGGTGGAACTGGAACTGCAGGAAATGCATTAATTCCAGTTTACCTAGATTCCCGAATCGTTGATATTTCAAGAAAGTTTACTCCTTTGACAGAGTTAGTACCTAGGGTTTCAAACCAAGGAACTACAGCTGACTATATCAGAGTAACTGCAAAAGGTGCAGCTACTACAGATATTGAAGACGCATCTTTAACAGATGTTGCAAGCACAAGAGCAAGGGTTAGTAAAACAATCAAATATCTTTATTCAGTTGGAAGAGTTACTGGACAAGCTGAAGCAGCAATACCTGCTTTTACTTTACAGCAATATAATCCAACCGGAGCCGGAAATGTTAATGGCAACCCATTTTCTGACGCATCTGCACCAAACGCAATGCAACAGGAAGTTTTATTGGCAGCTAGAGCATTAAAGGAACTTGAAGAAAACTTGATTATCAACGGAAATGCAACAACCTCAGTAGGTTCTGGACCTGACGGTTCAGAGTTTGACGGTATTGTTACTTTACAGAGTACAACAAATCAAACAGACTTATCTGGAGCTGCATTAACGTGGGACAATGTTGAAGGTGCAGTTAGAGACGCATTTAATGATGGAGGTAGACCAAACTTGGCTATCGCATCAACAAGTGCCTTAATAGCTCTTAGAAAAATCATGATTGATTCTTTTAGGATGTCACCAGCAGACATGAGGGTTTCACTAGGTTTCGGAATATCATCGCAAGTAGTCTTAATGACAATTGTAGGAGATATACCGGTTATACCAAGTATGTATTTAGATGACACAGCAGCAGCAAGAAGTATCTATTTCTTAGATATGGATTGGATTGAAATGCGAGTATTATTAGATATGACTTACCAATTATTAGCGCAAGTTAATGATAGTAGAAAGTTTTATCTTAAGATATACGAGTGTTTAATCATGAGAGCGCCTGAGTTCAATGCAAGCATCGTAAATATAGCTTAAAGCTAATTATTATTTTTTTTATTTTTATTTAAATCAGACCGGAAGAGGGGTTTAACCCCTAACAAAAATTAAACAGGAGAAAAAGAAAACATGGGAGATATATCAAGCGGATCAACATTTGTTGAAGCAATGCCAAACGCTGGCAGAAAAATGATCGTAGTTAGAACTGCATCAACTGCTGACACAGCAGACACAGTAGTTTTAGACTTATCAGATTACGGAATCAGTACGTTATTAGCGGTAGAAGGATTTATTCATACAACTGACGGTTCAGTTGTTGTTGCGGAAGCACCAACTACAGCAGTTTCAAGTGGAGATTTAACAATCACTATCGGCGGATCAACAGTTTCAGACAAAAGACGAGTTTATTTCGTTTACGGCTATTAGTTTTCATTAAATTAAAATGACAAACTTTGGAGAAACAAACAAACTTGTTGGGAAACTTAAAATTGATACTTACGAGATTGTAGATAGTGGAGCAGCAGTAATTCCAGATGATGCATCATACGTTGAGTTAAATAACACAACTAAAATTGAAGCAACAATCGCAGCACCAGAAGCGGGTAAATTTTTAGTAATTACTCAAACTGATGCAGGAACAGCAGGTCATACTGTAGTTTGTACAGCTGGAGACTATAATGGTTCAAACTCAACTGCTACATTTGATGCGGCTGAAGAAACTTTAGTTTTATTCGGAATAAGCGCAAGTAGATGGGTAGTTGTTGAGAACATTGGATCAGTAACATTAAGTTAAACAAATTATTATTTTTTTATTTTTTTATTTAAACAAAAACAGGTGACAACAGAAAGAACAGGAGGAAACAAATGAAATTCACAAACACATCAGAAAAAGACAAAATAGTATCTTTTAAACGAGAAAACGGCTTTGTAGGCCATGTTTTATTAAAAGCGAAAGAAACCAAAGATTTACCTAGCGAAGCCTCTAAATCTGCAAAAATTATAGGATTAAAAGCATTCGAATCTAAAATTCATAAAGTAAAAGTAGAGACTAAAGTTTTACAAGAGAAAAAATCTAAACTTAAAAAAGCAAAGAAAAAAGTTGTTAAGAGGAAGAAATAATGGCCATAAGATTTATATCGGTTGCAGATGCAAGAGTTGTAAGTGGTATTGATGTCACGTTAATTGATGATCCAGACATGACAGATTTAATTGAAGATGTAGAATATCAAATTGAGAGATATTTAAATACATCTTACACACCAGTCGAAGAGATTGATGTTTTAGATGGAAATGCTAGAAATTTAATTTTTACAAGAAGAGGGCCACTTTTAGGAGTTCGAAGCTTAGAATCAAACGATGTGTCTTTATCTGTTTCCAATTTATATTATAAAAAATCAGGACAAATAATTTTAGTCAATAGCGCGGAAACATCAGTTTTTACAAGTGTTAGAGAGGGCGTGGTTATTAAATATTTATATGGAACTGTAGAATGGGACAGACTAACATCAACAAGCACAGACGCGGCAAGTATAGCAGGAACAAGTATTGCATTAAGTGTTTTAGATGAGACAGGATTCGCAATAGGAGATTTTATAGAAATATTCGGAACAGACAAACATAGGGAAGTAGCAAAAATTACAGCAACAGGCACAGATGAGATAACAGTAGACCAATTAAGCCAAACGCATTCATCTGGAAGCATAATCCATTTGATGGTAGTTCCAAGTATTATAAAAAGATTAATGAAAATTGCAGTTGGAATCGCGGCAGTAACTAGAGCGGTTGGCCAATCATACGATGATATTGTAGGATATACAATGGGAGAATTTCAAGTTCAAAAGGGGGAGCCATACACTCAATTCAGAGAAACAATAAACCAGTTAGTTTCCGAGAAAAAGGATATTTTATCAAAAGTCAGACCATTCCCGGCAATATTAACATAATGGTAACTAGTGCAGATTTTACAAATGGACCGCTTGGTGATCACGGGCAAACAGCCACACGAACTCCAGTCACAACATCAATTCATAATATAACAGGAGAAAAGGTTTATACTGATGCTGCTACAACTACATTTTCTTGTGTTTTCGAGAATGCAAACAAAAAATATGATTTTAATAAAAGTGGGCTTTCTGAAGGTGCAGATGCTAGAATGTTTATTAATCCGTCTGTAACATTAAATAAAAACGATAAAGTAACATTAAACTCTGCTACATATAGAGTAGATACAATAAGCAAGCGATTCTTTGGAGCAAACGCAATCTTTTATACAGTTTTACTTTTTGAAATATAGAAACATTTATAAATATTAATTAATATTAGATTATATGAAAAATAAAAAATGGTTTAGTTGGTTTTGGTTAATATTTTGGATAATATTTTTTTATCCAGCAGCAATCGTCTATATAATATTGAAACTTGCAGAGAAAAAATGAAAAAATGTCCGGTGTGCAATAGCACAAGAATTAGAGGAGAAATAGAATTAAGATGCGAAAAGTGCGGTTATACTCATTCAGATAAAAAAAGAGCCCAAATAATAAAATATGGAAAAGAAGATGGTGCATAAAATATTTTTAGCAGAAGGATACACTGATCAATTTGATAAATTTGAAAAGTTCTGGCATGGTAAAACATACAAAAATGGAAAAGCTAAGGTAAGATTAAGGGAAATAAAATTATATCATTTTGGTATAAATGAATGTGGAGATGAAGAATTTATGAAAGACATTAAAGATTTGTGTTTAAATGAACAATTTGATTTAAAAGATGGTAGTTGGACTGGAAAAAAACAATCAGGCATGGGAATTAAAAACAAAATGATGAAGATATTTAAATGGTTAAGAAGATTTTTTCCTCAAATAAAACAAATGGAATTTAAAGAATCAAGTGGATTAATAGAAGAAGAACGTAAAAAAGGAAATCACTTTATTATGTGCCTATATCCAATAGGAGAAGTTAAAGATGCAAGATATAAAGATGGGAGCGAGGTTGTATGATCGAGAAATTCTTATCGGTTCAAGACACTTTATTTATTTGTATGACTATTGGTGTTTTAATAAAATTACTACAGTTAAAGCTTGGGCAAAAAGTGTTTAATAAAGAATATAAAGCGGAATAGACTATTTTTAATGTCAAGAGACGGAGTATCCAAGTGGAAATTAATAAAATTTTAGATAAAGCAATGCCGGGAATAGCCATAGAATTAGCCGGAGAGTTAAAAATTAAGACACCAGCAGATACTGGACGATTAAGAAATTCTATAAAAATCAAGTCAAATAAAAATGGTTTAGTAATTACAATGGCCAATTATGGTAAATTTGTCGAATTTGGCACACTTCCACATATTATTAAGCCAAAAAACAAAAAGGCATTAAGCTGGAAAGGAGCAAAACATCCAATGAAAATGATAAAACACCCCGGAAATAGACCAAACCCTTTTATTAGAACAACATTGAGGCAAAAATTGCCAA